TCTTTTTTATATCTTCTGTCTTCATTATTTTCTCCTTATCTTCATTCCCAAGCGGGCACGCCTTCGGTTCTTTCTCTTATTAGATCCAACCTTGCGTCTCCCCTTGTGTTTCTTTCTTTTTAAATCCGCCTTGCTCACTATACTCCGCAAAGCCCTTCGCATTCATCTGCAAACTCCGGATCAAACGTTTCCCCGAACAGGTCTCGTTGTTTCTTAGGTTCCTGGAAATCTATGCTTCTTAAAGGTTTTGCTGACTTGTGAAGGAACAGTTCCGCTGTAGTATTTTTTAAACCGTGTCTTATTTTGTCATCAACCTCGCAAGCGTCCTCAAAGTCCACTGGATAGTTCTTCTGCATGTTTTTCCACTGGTCATTGTGGTGATAAGGGCACCCTATGCAGGATGATTTCCCCGGCATTGGATGCTTCTTCATGTCACGGTACCACTGCAGGCAGTCCGCCCTTGACATTTTCATTTCAATGAGTGGCCAGCGTGACTCCAGCCAGTACATCCTTGCCTTCTTCATGCGCATAGCCTCATCAGTCGATATTCCAATCCACTGTTCGACAATTGTTCCTTTCTTCACGCGGTGTCGTGGTTTTATACCCAGTATTTCCCGCATCTTTTTCTGTATGGGAATGACCTTGTAATCATGGGTGCACTGGCGGTAAAGCATTCCAACCTTTCCACCGGGGCGTGCCGCAAACAGTGGGGGATTGGGAACGCGTCCGGCGAAAGACTTCCACTCATCATTAGACCCCTTAATGGGGTTCGCCGCTCGAATCAGATCCTCACGGATGTTGCTTCGTTCAACGGTAATGATTGGGCAGATGGTTATTGCCTTCTTGAGATACTCAACGTGTTCGTAAACGAACGACGGTTCCCATCCGGTGTCGGCAAAGATCATGTAGTCCGGTTTGTGCTTTGTTAGTCCTTCCTGTGCCATGAGTGCGAGACAGGAAGACTGTACCCCTGCGCCGAGCGATAGAATACGCATTGTGGGCTCTTTTTTCTTTCCTTCCTCGTCAAAATACTCCGGCTCCTTCGTGGCAGCCACTGCCGCCATTGTGTTAAGCTGTTTCTTGTTGGGCTTAAGTTTGGAAGACATCTCCTCCAAAAGCTTTCGCCTTTCGAATTCCATTTGTTCTGGGTTGATCGCAAATCCATGTTTCACTCCGTCGGTTCGTTTCTTTCCTTGGGCTCGGTACCCGGGTTTTCTGCTATTATTCATAGTTTTTCAGTTCTCTCATTGTTTGGATTATTTTTTGCGTATAATATACGTCTTCAGCATAAATTACAAGCGTTTCCGCAAGTGATTCCAGGTCCACTATGTCATTGATATATTGTGATAATCTCCTCTCCCTGAAGGCACAATAATGGTGGCTATTGTTTAACAAATCAATATAGTAGGATATGGATTCACATTTGGTCTCAAAGATCCTAAGCCCCCAGCTCACATTAGGTTTATCAATGGGCTTTAGTTGATCATCAGACGGGTCAAATGTACGAATCCCCATAAGATTGTTGCCCTCAACGGCAAACCTGGATCTACCCCAATTGGATTCATGGATTGCCTGTGCGACTACCAAGTCCACAGGAATACGGTTCTGTTCCTCTTCCATGGAATTTAGGTGAATTGCGCAGTCCCGTACATCTTCAATGAATTCCTCACTGCTGGTGTAATCCATTTCCGGATTAAAGTTAAAACAGATTAATAGTACAGAGCACATCCAGTTCATGAGAATTTCCTCTTGTATTTTATGGCCCGTTTAAGTTCCTCAATATTTTCTTTAAACATACCAAATCCTAAATTATGTCTTTGGCACAGTAAACCACGGGGAATAAATTTTTTCTTTGAGTGGTCATGGTCAATCACCAGCTCATCACTATTACTTCTTCCATTTTTTCTGGTGGGTGCCTTTTCATATATCACTTTAGGCCCGCACATATAGCATATGGATTTTTGTTTCAACCACCAGTCAGCTACTTCTTTTCCATGTTCACACTTGGTTTTAACATACTTTATATCTATCCTTCCCTCTAAACTTTTTCTTTTCTTTTCCATGTATTTTTTACTTGCTCTACTGTGTGCTGCCTTACCCTTTTTTGTTTTCACGTATCTTTCCTGTCTAGCTCTAGAGTATGCCATCATCCACCCCAGCTTTCACCAACATTTATGTCCACTTTTGATGGAACTTCCAATTTAACGCAGTCTTCCATAACTTCCTTCACCTTTTTCCCTTCATTTTCATCCTTGACGGAACAATTTAATTCATCATGTACCTGAATATGTGGAATTATACCCAATTCATCATAAACATTAACCATGGCTTTCTTGGTTTGATCCGCCGCTGAACCTTGTATTAACCTATTTAAAGCCTTGTACGTTCCAGCTCTTTTTATGGCCATACCATACTCTGATTGTGCTTGATTTAATGGCAAAGCTCTGTGTACACCCCATGACGTAGGTTCCCACAAATCAAATCTGCATTTACGGCCGAGTAACGTTCTAATAACACCTTTGTTATTGGCTCTGTTCATTACAATTTCAAGCATTCCTTTCATAAAAGGAACTTTGGTGTGGAAATCCTGTAACATGGATTTTGCTTCCTGTGGTTCAAGATCCAGTTCACGGGCCAGTTTGTTGTAACCCATTCCATACATAACACCTAGTCCGATAGTCTTCGCAAGGCGTCTCTCAACGCCTGCCATTTCGGCTGTTTGTTGATGAAAGTCGAGGTCTTTTTTATTATATGCTTCCTGTACTTCCCTAGAACCGGCTTGGTCGACGAGTCTTGCGAAATGCGTGAGCAACCTGGGCTCCTGCTGCGAGTAGTCCGCTTTAAGCCAGTATTTTCCCTGATCCGGAATGAATAGTTTCCTAAGTTCTTGCGCAAATTGGCCCCTGTTAGGAATCTGCTGTAAATTAGGATGATAGTAACTAAACCTGCCAGTGACAGTACCTCCACTGTCAGACCTAATTTGGTTAATGTGGGCATGTATCCTCCCTTCATGGGTGTGGTCCAAGAGTCCCTTTAAAAAAGTTCCCCTCAGTTTGTTAAGCTCACGTGCCTGCATAATCAATCTGGGAAGCTCGTGAGGGTGATCCGTCAAAAACATTTTAGTAAATGAGGGAGCATTTGTCTTTTCCGTTCTTTCATACGGCAAATTCAATGAATCAAAAGCCTTGGAAATTGACGCCGCTGCCCATATCTCTATGTTAAGACCGGTTAAATCCTTGATTCTTTTCATCAATTTCTTTTCCTTATTTCTAAACTTGTCATTTAATCTTATGCAACCATCTACGTCAAATCTAACTCCACCCTGTGTCATGTTAAAAATGACATTAATTAACTTGCATTCTATGTCATAGATTGTGGTAAGATTATCCTTGACAATCTCCCAGGACAGTTTTTCATGCAATTTGTACGTCAGGTCAGCGTCTGCCTCCGCATACTCCCCTACAAATTCCGCGGGTAGCTTATACATTTCTGACTTGGCATTCACGCCGAATGCATCCGCTGCTTCCTTAAGTTTTTGTTCGTTTTTGAATTCACCCAGATATTCATGCACAATGCTATTGAGTGTATATGAGAACCTATTCTCATCTATGAGAGCCGCAGCCACCATGGTATCATGAATGCGGCCCTTGACTTCTATTCCAAGTGTTGAAAGCCATCCAATATCATATTGTGCATTGTGAAATATTTTTTCAATTGAATCATCTTCACATATGGACTTAATATATTTGATAACTTTCTTTTCATCCATGTTTCCCCCACCGGAGTGGGAAATTGGATAGTAACCCTTGAAAGAAGCATTCGCCACTGCAATACCAATTACATAACCACGCTTACGAGGCCATCCTGGTCCTTCCTTGACAAGTTCAGTATCACAAGTTTCCAAATCAACCGCGACTTTACCCTCTAATTTAGGAAATTCAGAGGGTGAAATCCAATTGGAATTTACAGTTTTAAATAGATCCGCTGTCATTCATCTCTCCCGCTATTGCCATGTATGCCGCACCATCGACAAAATCATCTAGGTTAAAATCGCCCATGGTGGAGCGCGAAATCTTTAGTAAGCACATCATGACTGCTACGTCACCGGGTGTTATTTCCTTCATTACCTTAAGTTTGTCATCCAAAAATACACTCCATAAATCCGCTATCTGGGAATGATTTTTAAACGCATTTCCGTGAGTCCCTTCTCTTTTTTCATTAACAAGCTGAATTGCTTTATTTAATATTTCTTCTTTTTTCATATTATGAATCCTCCTTCTCTCTGTGGTTGTACAATATGTAAACTTTCTTTGGTGCGTGTTATTCCGACATAGAATACACGTGACTCATCATCCGGATTTTGTTCCAGTGATTCCTGTGTCTTGCGTGTTAAATCCGTAAGAAGCATTACATTTTGAGCTTCCCCGCCTTTAGAGGCATGAATTGTGCTTAAGTTAATTTTAGGATCAACATTAAAGTTATTTCCATTTCTTTGTTCTATGGCTCTAAGGTATTCTTTATCCCTATTCCCAACTTTATCAAAAGCTACGTCCCAAGGCCTGCCTGCCATTAATAATCCATGGTGCATAACCAGTGATTCCATGTTATATTTACTTTTATCATCGGCAGTTTTCAATTGCTTATGGCCGTGTTCGATGCTTATCTTTGTTGACATATAAGAATAAATAGATTTAACAGAGCTCAAATCTATTTCTTTTTCCTCATTCAGCATTTTCCATGCCTGAACTGCATCCAATAATTTTTGAGATATTGGAAGCCTGTTGTTTCTCTTGTACAACAAACCTTCTGTTTTTACCTGTCGTTCCAGTTCATCTAAAAGATAGTTTGTTCTGGCCATTATCAACCACTCCCCATTTCTTAAATCAACACCCTCCGTAAATGCGTGGTACCGTATTTGGCCCATGTAATCTCTGCCCTTCCATTCCTTTGGCCTTCTGTTACCGACACGTTGAATGATTTTATCGGCCATTTTATGAATTAATCTGGGGCATCTATATGATTGATTTAATATAGTAAGGTTATCAGCTTTCATTTTAATGAAGTATTCTATGTCCGCTCCCGTCCATCTAAAAATAGCCTGATCATCGTCACCACTGATGTAAACTTTTTTAGCCTTACTCCACGCATGGGCAGCAACCGACCACTGCAACCAACTTAAGTCCTGTGCCTCGTCTATAAAAACAACATCCAATTGAGGAACATTACTAACCTGAAGAAATAATTCCAGCATATCAGTGAAATCCAAAACCTCTCGTTTAGACTTATATTCCTCAAAAGAACGTTGAGCCCTTAACAATGCGTGCCAAGATACATCAAGATTTGACTTATTGTAATGATCCTGTAAATCTAATCCTTTCATTCGTGATAGATTTATTTCGGTTATAAATCTGTTGTCGGTTGTTATTACACCACCAACATCTGAACCATCTGTTACTGAACCTAAATCCATCCCGTAAGCTTGAGAAAATTCCCTGTAATTGTCCCGAGACATTACTTCTGAAGTAGTAAGACCAAGTTGTAAAAATGCGAGAGAATGTAAAGTCCTGAAAAACGGTAATTGTTTATCCTCCAATTTAAATTTTATTTTTGCCCTTTCTTTAGCCTCACTTGCGGCTTTTTTAGTAAAGGCAAAAAAACCTATTCTGTCCGGTGGTGTCCCATTGGATAATTCTTTCTCAACTAAATTCAATAAATTATGTGTTTTTCCTGTCCCTGGAGGACCTAATATAATATTAATTTCTGGTTTAGAACGGTGCACTTTCCATCTCCTTTATGTCAAAATCTGAATCTTGTTGCTGAAAAGCGGGAATACACCATGTATTTACCCCTCTTCCTTTTATCTTAAAGAACTTACTTTTTCCCTTAAGGTCCCTTAAACGCGCCACAATTTGACCGGTGTTATAATGAGTAAATTTATTTCTTATCAAATAATCATGAAGATCCTTTAACCTGAAATATGTTATTCCATTTTCAGTCCAAGGCTTGTGTAATAATAATTCATCTTTGTTTAAAGCCTGGGCACGATCAGTACAAAATTCCTGGAGGTGAACCTCAAACTGACCTGCCACAGACCCATCACTAGAAACCTCAATTTCAATAACATTGCCCATCAAGGTTCTCAGTGTCTCTTGCCAAAGATTTGATCTAAGTAATGGAAATGGAAAATTAAGAACATCCATACATCTTCTTTGGAATTTCTGTTGCATTTGTAATTCTTCTGTAGACAATTCTAAACGTTGATCTTCAACATCCAAAAACCAAATAGGGGGATCAGTGCATAATTTTGATAAAGACCCAAACTGAGGGGCTACATTATCCGAACCTATTCCAAATTTTCTGGTTTTGCAAACCGAAGCATTACAAAAGGAGGCAATAGGCTGTTCTTTGCACCTATATGCGTAATCCTTTTTTTCCAACTGCTTTATTATTGTCACAACTTCACTAGACGGAAGTGGTGGCGTCATGTGATTTCTGTTGTATTCTTCTATTAAAGTTGTCCAATTTTCTGGATCAAACTTACGTAAATAAACTCCAATGTTAAATAACCCATTATTTCTGGTTCCCTCCGGAAATCCTTGCGAGCACAAACTTTGTAAACAAGGTGGTCCATCCGCTATGACTTTATTAGATGTCTGCCTTGCAATTCTGTCTATATCAATAACAACATGTTTAGTGTATAACGATAAAAATTCATGGTACGTAGAATTCGTTCCATCATCGTTAACAGCACATCTTGAAGTATTTTTATAATTATAATAAGGTAAGTTTAAAAAATTACCGAGATCCCCTTTTTCTATTAGTATGCTCGATTGTTTGGGAAATATTTCAGCAGAGGAGTACCCTAAATCTGACGCAACCGATTTTAACTTCGATCGCATTATTTTTGCGGCAATTGGTTTAGCCACGAATAAAAATAAATGGGCCCCACCGCTTTTAGATTTAAAATGTACTAGGGGTAATTCTAATTTTCTTATTTTATGAATTAATTTCTTATGATCAAGAGGATAGGTATCAATATCTATACATCCCCATATAACAGTGTTGTCTGCCATAATAGGAATGATCCCTAAGGAAGGTCCTTCCCCCTTAAGATGTTTTTCCCATAATTCGTCAGTTATTTCTTTACGGACAATATAAGATTTTCCTTCCTGCTTACCGTCAGCACGCTCTCCATTGGATTGGTGCTGACCATAAGCTATGTCTAAGCCGGAAAATATCGCCTTAAATTTATCAACTTCCACTAAACCTCCAGTTTAGAAAAAGATATACCTAAAACGGTATATCTTCGTCGCTTTCTTTACTGTTTGACTGTGGAGCCTCTTTTACAGGTTCCCCCTCAACGGTAGGTTTAGCTTCTACATCTCCTCTTGATGCTGCGGTTGAAAATGATTTTGCTTCATTATAAATGTCAGCGTCTTCTACCTGTCCAGCTTTCTCAAGTTGATAACCAAACCAACTTCCGCGATCATTTGACTCACTAACTGTAGTGAGATTGTAGATCATTGCGTATGTTGGTGGAGTGAAACTTCCCGATGGGCCTTGAACTTTTTGGGTTAGCATCAAGCTGTTCCAGCGTCTGCTCTTTTTTAATTGAGTAGATGTCATGCTGATAACTGCTTGTGACCAATTTCCATCAGCTCCTTGAACCAAGACATAATGATATGCCGTAGTGGCAATGTAATTGCCATTCTCCAACACATCTTTAGATGTCAACTGGTCGCGCTTTGTTTTAGACAAGATCCCACTGTCGGCATCATGTGCTTCTACAAATCCGCCACCGGATTCACGTGGTTTCCATTCCACGTATCGTAGTTGGTAAAGGACAGGAATCACTTTAAGTGAATCACTGACTTCCTGCGAAACAGTATTGTAGAACTGTCCCACTTTTGCCCCTTCAACATGTTCCGCTTTTGATGGATTAAGCTGAGGGCTTGTTGTTTGTAGTATATTGATGTAAGGGATAGCGATATCTCTTGACAAGTCAAGATTGCCGAATCCACTCGCATTTTTTGAATCACTAGCAAGAACCGCTAGATCTAGTTTTGCCGCTTTTGCGACTTCTTTAGTTTGTGCCATAAGGCCTTTCTCCTTTAATCTTTAATCGTTGTTTTTTGTCCTACGTAAGCTCCTAACAAGTCCATAGGCAATTGATTGCCTGCTTCATGTTGCTCACGTATAAATGCGCGAAGGGTGGAGGGTTCGACCCACTCGCGTTGTGAAGATTGAAAACCCTTTTCATTTAAAGTGTTAATCAATCCTTTAGCTTTCTCATCTTCATCCCGTCCAAAGCTGCAAGAGACTTGGTTTTTTATTAAATCCCCAAATCCATTGTCCCGTAACCATGCAAACGCGGCACTTTTTTTAGTGTCCTTTATCGACGCCCCATAATAGTTACCTACTTTAAGATGTCTGCCGTCTGCTAGTTTTAACTCTGATAACCCAACCTCAGCAAAAAGATTAGGTAAAACATTTTCTGATAAATGTTTCTTGTAATGTTTTTTCTTTTTTAGTTGATCTTCTATATCACTGATCTCTTTGTCCGTATCAGCAATGTCATTGGCTACTGCGCCAATCTTACCCATGTTGTCCTGGGCCGTGTTGCCCGCATCTTGGGCCATTTGTCTTAATAGATCACTCATTTTTACCTCTCAAGTCTATTTCTATGTCGTAATATTTCTTTTCATCACGGTCCCACTTCAGAACCTTGAATTTTCCTCTGTTTGCTTCGCTTACAACTGCTCCAGCAATTGCTATTATAGCAGGATCCCCTATCAAAAGCAAGTAGTCATCGTCACAAAATGTGGATAACTCTTTTCTTAGCTTATGGGTAAGTGGTCCGGAGGATAGGACAATTTGTTTATTGTCAGGAAGTAAAATTTTTAAATCACCAAACTTCTCTGCCGATCTAACGTTTCTTCCCATTTCCTGTAAAACATATACTGTCATATTTTTATTTCTTGACTTTCCTTATACACTATGATATAAGCTTTGTCAAGTAGAAAGTTAGAAATACAATATGAATATATTTTTTTTAAATGAAGACCCAGCTAAAGCTGCACGAGCACAGTGTGACAAACATGTAGTTAAAATGGTATTAGAAACTACACAAATGTTGTCTACAGCAATTAGACGCCGTGGCTATGATGCAGGATATAAATCAGCTTATCCCAATCATCCCATGACAATATGGGTTGGTGATACCCGTGATAATTTTTATTGGGCACTTTGTCACGCAGAAGAATTGTCTAAAGAATATACAGTTCGTTATAATAAATTTCATGCGTGTCAGCAAGTTATTAATGCTATTCACGAACTTTATCCAAGACTTTCGTCTTTTGATAATATTACTGATCCTCCACAGTGCATGCCAGATGAATTTAAACAAGATGATTTTGTAAGAGCATATAGGGATTATTATGTGCATAAAATTGGTCAATGGAAAAATCCACCAAAATGGTTTAAAAATTTAGACGCTGATCCGTATTACGCCAATGTATAAATTTAAAACTAAACCGTATGAGCATCAAAAAGATGCTTTGAAAAAATGCTGGAATAAGGAATCTTTTGCCATCTTTGCCGAGATGGGAACTGGGAAAACCAAGATAGCATTGGACAATGCGTGCATACTTTATAATAAAGGGAAAATTGACAGATTATTAGTGATTGCTCCAAAGGGAACGTACATGACGTGGGTAGATCAAGAAATCCCCACGCACGTTCCGGACTACATTGAAAAAAAAGTTGTGTCATGGAAACAATCAACATCCAGGAAATATCTCGATGATTTGGGATGGATGAAACAGCACAGCGGAGACATGGTTTTTAAAATAATGGTCATGAACGTTGAGGCACTCTCAACAAAAAAAGGAATGGAATTCGCGAAGATATATTTAATAGGGCGGTCCATGATGATTGTTGACGAGAGCACCACCATTAAAAATCCAAAAGCAAAGAGAACAAAGAATATTTTAGGACTATCCAAGGAAACCAAATACAGAAGAATTCTGACTGGATCCCCAGTGACACAGTCACCCATGGACCTCTGGTCACAGATGGATTTTCTTGATCCGGAAATACTGGGTCAGCAAAGCTACTACGCATTCAGAACCCGGTACGCCGTGGTCATTACAGCGAACGCCGCAGGCGGAACGCACAAGTACCAGAAGATCGTCAAGTTCAAGAACCTGGCCCAACTGGGACAGCTTGTATCACCCCATTCATACCGCGTGTTGAAGAAGGACTGCCTTGATCTACCGGACAAGGTATACACCAAGCGTGAAGTGGAACTGACGGAGGAACAGAACAAAGCGTACCGTGACATGAAAGCCAACGCCATGACAATATTAAAGGGAGAGTCACTAACCGCTGTCAATGTTCTGACACAGTTGATAAGACTGCACCAGATTACGTGCGGTCACATGAAAACGGACAGCGGGGATACACTGGACCTTAAAAATAACAGGCTTGATGAATTGATGCAGATACTGGGAGAGACCACGGGAAAGGTAATCATATGGGCCAACTACATTCATGACATTAAAAGAATTGAAAAGGCCATTTCAGATGAATACGGATCAAGCTCATGCTGCACGTATTACGGCGCAACGGCAACGGAAGATCGGCAGAAGTGCATTAACGCTTTCCAGGGAAAGACTTCCATACGTTTCTTCATAGGAAACACCCAAACAGGTGGATACGGGATCACATTAACCGCTGCTAGTACGGTCATATACTATTCAAACAATTATGATTTGGAAAAAAGAATTCAGTCAGAGGACCGTGCCCATAGAATAGGACAAAAGAATGCGGTACTTTATATAGATCTAGTAGCCAAAGGGACTGTGGATGATAAAATCATTAAGTCCCTTCGGAACAAGGTCAACATCGCCAAGGAAATCAGCGGTGAGGAACTTTCTAGCTGGATTTAATTTTTATTTGTTTTGGTTTTTCGGATTCTGGAATTTCACGTTTATAGGTAACTTTAAGAAGTCCATCCTTTAGCTCCGCTCCATCAATTCTAATGTGTTCATGAAGTTTGAAGCTTTTTCGGAAAGTTCTATCCGATATTCCTTTGTGATAAAAGTCCGATTCGTGCTTGAGCTGCCCGTCGGATTTTTTTTCCTTACACCCCGAAACCTTTAAAGTTTGGTCTTTTACCTCAACTGTCAAATCACCCTCAGCGAACCCCGCAACGGCGAATTCAATGACACCTAGGTCATTCTTTTCTCTTACGTTGTATGGTGGGTAGGTTGAGACTGTCCTGAAATTATCAAAAAAGTCATTGTTAAAACCAAGAAAATGGTTACGTATGATATCTAGCTCGTTCATATTTACCTCCTGTTAAGCAAGATTTAGTAGGACCCATTACGGCATCCTGTATGTATTATATAATAGTTTTCAGGTAAAAGTCAAGTGCTTTCATGAATTTTTCACCGGCGCGAATGAAATTGTCGCCTTTCAGTTCAAATTTCTGGAAAGTAAGGTCGCGTGAACACATAAAAATGACGCCCTGGTCAATTTCGGTGTTAAATATCTCGTTATGGGCCATGGCGTAAGCGGAAAGCTGCATAAGGTAGTCCTGCACCCACTCGCGCTTCTTTGGCCGATTAGCCTGCTTAAAATCGATAATTGCGGGCCTTCCCTGGTACAACGCAATCATGTCAGCCGTTCCGGCGTATTTTCCTGGATAATAGAGGTTAACCTCCGATCCCCATACGTCCGTGATGTCCTTCAGCCCTTCCTTCACTATGACTTCAGCCATTTTCTGGGCTGTTTTCCCTATTTCCGTTAAATCCTTGTATCCTTTTTTGTTCACTAAACGTTCTATATATAGGTGGAGCGCCGTTCCAATCTGGGTGGATTCACGCATTATTCGCTCCGCTTCTTTGTCCCCCACACGGTTGCGCCATTTTTTCAGGAAGCTCTTGTCTTTCGCTTTTGAGAGAATGGTCGTAACGGACGGTAAGCTTTCACCGTCGGGTGTAAGGTATAAACGGGCTTCCCCGTCCTCCCTTTTCAATGATGAGTAATCATATTTCTTAATTAATTTCACGGTTCCTTATATCACAAAAAGACTAAGAAATCAAGCTAATTAATCCACCACTGTATTTTTCAGGTTTTTTAAACGGAATAATTTTCGCCCCTTCTTTTTCATCCGCTAGTTCTGTTAATTCTTTTTCCAGTTTCTGATTTTGCAGTGCCATGTCATACTTGAATTCATCTGTTTCTTTATACTTTAAAAAATCTTCATCGAAAGCCCTAATAAAATTGAAAGGTTTTTTCCTGTTCCCTTCTCTAATAGTAAAATCCAGAAGCTTGGGCCATCCTAATTTTACATTAAAGGGATATTGTCCCTTTTCATGCTTAACATTGTCAAACACCCATCTTTTGAGTTTTATCGCCGCTTTGTCTTCGTATCCAATGTCCCGCAACTGTGGGGGTAAATCCCTTTCCCAGGCAAGTCTCTCACCTAACTTACTTATAAAAACATCGGCGTAGACTGGGTGAAGTTTCTTCATGACCTTCAGTAACGGAAGCTGCATGGAAGGAGAAAGGTAATCGAATATGGATCCAAGACCCTTTCCGAAACGCTCTCCCAATCTTAATTTAGGTGGTTTTAATTTTATTGGACTACCCATTGACCAAACTCACTAACCCACCAGTTTTCTTCTTAAAAAGATCCATCTGTTTTGAAGGCAGTTCGCCTATTTCTTCGCTGAGCATTTTATTTACCTTGGATTCAGAGTAAGGCTGCTTCGCAAGATCAGGATTTGCTTTCAGAAGAAGCCACTCCAGTCCTTTGTCACTTCCAGCCCTTAAACCCTCATCCGTTATACCGTACTGTTTTTTTAATTTATCGGATACATCCCAATTGAATTTTATTGCCATTTCCAATAATTCCTTTTCACTCATTCCCATGGTTGTACCCAATTTTAACAGAGATTTCATCAATCCTGTATCATGCAACTTGGGTGTTCTAATCTTGATTCCTCCACCAGCAAGACCAGGTGGAGACCAATCATCATCTTTCCCGCCTTGAATTAGAGTAAATATTCCCTTCTTTTTTTCCTTTTCTATTTGTTCTTTTACAGCTTTATCATATCCTTTTGGATTTTCCTGAAATTCTGCCGGGCGTAAATGCTCTGGTACAAGTTCCCAGTTTTCCTCCACTTTTACGTAGGCATTTTCTTTTGGGTCCCATGTATAACCGGCAAGGTCCTGTGCTTGTTGCCACTTTTCATATGTCATGTTGGGAAATTTTTGAGCCTGATCCCAGTCCATGTGTTGCCAGTCTTCTATTGTCACGGCCGGTTCTCCCTCTGTCCATTTATGTGTATGCTGAAGAGCGCCAGGATCTGTTCTCGCCTTGATCCAGTCCTCAACACTGAACCCAGCGGATATCGCGTCTTTCAAACGCAATCGCGCCAAAGTTTCCAGATCCACTTTGGATCCTATTTCGTCAGCTGTTATGCCAAATTCCCCCCTTGCTGTTTTTTCAAATATATCCATTAAAACATTCTGAGGGTCATATGGTTTTGTAATACTCTCCACGACACCATCGGCTCCCCTGGTTTTGCTAATGAGATTGGTAAGCCATTCAATAGGTTTTTTTGTAAGGAGACTTAAGATTCCTTGAAGGTTAAATCTAGGTGTTTTAGGCACAGTTTTTCATATGCTCCGACATTTCGTTAGCTCGATTTGGCGTTTGCTTGGCCCATTTGCTGTCAAGCATCTGAACGTGCGCCTCGAAATAATTTGGCGGATTTTCCTTAAGGGCTTTCCACATGTTCTTGAACTTGGAAACACCGTTTCCTCCAAGCTGAAAAATCATCTCACAAATTATGGATTTTGCATCGTCTGAAATTTCCAGTCCCTGGCACATGTCATGCGCCTGATCAATTGCTGATTGTAAATCTTTTTCCAGAATGTCTTCCAGATATTCCTTGTCATATTTCTTTCCGTCTTCCCAATGGTCTTCCACACAAAGATGGCCGTAGCCCACGGTGCGTTTGGAAAGTGAGTCCAGATACACGTGGTCCTTAAACCCTTCGTGTTTCTTGACTGACTCTAATAATTTATCATAATTCATTACATCATCGCCGTGTAAACGGCCTTGAGAATCAACGCCAGCACTCCGAATGAGACTGTCCACACAATCCTGAAGATGGTGTCAATTTTTTCAGAGATGTGGTGAATATGATTGTCCAGCTTCTGGTTAATCAACCTTAGTTCACCTGTAATCTTAATAATATCCTCACGGTTCTGTGTCATTTTTTCTTCCTCCACCTAACTCACCAATGAAATTATTCCTCTCTTGTCCATCTTTCGAGGGGCATTGAGGGGTTCAATCATTCCTCCGTCCTTTTGTCCGCCGTACTTTGAGGCGAGTGCCGCGTCAGTATTGCCCTGATACAGCCACCCAGCTGTATTAGGTGACATGGTTTGATTTCCATAAATGGATGATCCAGTAACACCATATCCACCCGCGTCTTCACCGGCAGCTTCAGGGGCATAGGTATCGGCCACAGGTGGCGCTTCCTCCCCTTTCATGTATTCAAATGGAAGTGTTCCTGGTTCCATAACTTTTGGAACATAAGGTGTTTCACCGGAAATAACTTTTTTTCCTAAATCATAAGCGGTATTCACTACACGCTCCATAGCGTCAGCTGATCTATTACCCCACTTATCGAGCATTGCTTTGTTTCCACCTGTTTTTATAATTTGTTTTTGTGCATTTTCAAGTTCAGCCAGATCTTGGTCAAAAGATTTCCACTCATCCGGCATGTTTCTCATTAATCGAATGAGATTCAAGGCACGAACGGTTTCAGGTAAGTTTGTATCAATTGCGTTTCTGTAGACGCGCATGTTGACAGGACTGGTCATGACTTTTCCACCATAACGAAGAGTCCACGCACCCATTAAAGGCCAGAACCACTGTCCACCAATCAAGCTTAATGCACCGGCAGTACCGGCACCAGTTCTTGCACCAGTTCCTAGAACCTGTGTTGGAAGCGCCGCATTTAAACCTGCTCTTACACCACCAATTGTCGCACGACGAGCCATGAACACACTCATTGAAGGTATTCCATTCTTGAAAACTTTTTCCATAACATCCAGAAGAGACCTAAAATCATCAAGTTGCGGAAGCTTTCGAAGCTCCGTGCTTGCCATTGTTCCTTCAGGAAGGGCACCTTTGAACAGGTTAGGATCAAATTCCTTTCCGTCTATTATTTTTACTGGTGAAGTTGAGCTGTCAAGTGCTTTTTCCCAGAAAGGTTTTACCTTAAGCGCCTTAGATGTTCTTGAAATTCCAAGCACTTCACGAAGTTTTGCCCAGTTTGGTTTCATTATTCCGTCAACTTCTTTAATGTTTTGCTCAAATATATCTCGTAAATGAGTTCCAACGCCACGGTAGTACGCCTCGTCGCCCACTATGTTTTTTAATCTCAGTATTGATTCAGGATCACCGCTTTTTATCGCTGTCTTGAACAAGGACGCCGCTGCGCGTGTTGAATCATTACTAAGCTGCAATTCATATCCAAATTTGCTTACCTTTCCCGCAACTCGTCCTGCATCCGTTCCCCACATCAACAGTCCGTTGTTAATAAAGCGATCATAAGCCGTTAACGCCTTAACGACTTCCGGTGCCTCATACTCACTTCCTATTCGTGCAATGTCTGTATCCCACGCTTTGATGAGATCTGTTACATCATCCTTGCTTCCCTTTGTTCCATATTCCAGTGCTTTTGATAAATCCTTTAATGATTCAGGATCGCGTGCAACGGACCCCAACCCATTTTTCCCTACAAAGAAGTCCAATTCCTTTCTCATGTTGAACATCTGACGAACGTTCTTTCCGCTTGAATCGCCTGACAGTTGTTCCAGAAGTTTTACCCATTTTTTATTTGTAGCGTTTGGAACGATTTTTCCGGCTTCGCCTTTTGCCCATGTGCTTTTCATGCTGTTGAGAATGTTTCTTGCTATCATCCGAACGGCCTGATCATTAATGATGTCACCATATGCATCACCAGCTTTCAATACATCCTGTTCCAATTTTAATGCCTCTTTCTGGAACCATCCAAATTTTTTGGTGGAGAGAACCTTGTATGCATCATCCAATTCCGCCATTGATGCGTAAGGATTCAACCGTCCAAGCATGTTATCTGACAATTCACCATAAAATTCACCACGTTGTCCCAGATGTTCCTTTATCCATTTTCCAATCCACGGTATCCTGCCAAGCATCGGTTCCACTCCACTTACAAATCCAGCGCTACTGATGTGGTGTTTTCCTAGCCCCGTTCCCGGAACCATATTGTCTTTGACAGCGGGACCCAAAAGATTAGCAAATCTAGTTCGAAGTAAATTTGTCAGAGGACCGCCAATGAAAGGAACATTTAATGTTTCTGCTTGGGATACTTTTTTCATTAAATCATCCCCGCCAAACTTCTGAATCAATTTCATTTCCTCTTCGATTAATTGTTGTGGGTCTATTGCGCCAGCTCCTGGCCCCTTCTTACCCATTCCAAATACACCTTTACCAATGGTAGATTTTAATCCATAGTACAATGGACGCGCACCAAAGAAAGCGGTTGAAATGGAAGCATCAAGAATGACATCCTTCTTTAAACTTTCCCATCGTTCATCAAATGCAGGACGGTTAATTCCTCGAGGCCCGAATGTCAATGCATCAGGAACTATTTCAGAAACTTTTTTCTTCAGTGATGAAGGATCATCTTTTAAATTTTCTTTTGCCTTTCCGGCTCCATTCATCAGGTCAAGCATAACATCATAACCAAAATCAGCGGCACCAACTGCCGCAGCTCCACCAATGACTGCTCCACCAGCTTTAAGCCACCAAGGACCTTTAGCGCGAGCAAATCCTGTTGCCGCACCCTTTCCCATGTTTTTGATAAAATTTTTAGCCAACAATGCTTCACCAAATGAATATCCCTTGCTCATTCCAAACAGTCCACCAATTGCCTCTGATAAATATTCTATTTGTGGATAAGGATTTGGAGATGATGACCACAGTCCTGAATCATCACGAAGAATGTAAGCTTCCTTGCTTACCTGTGGATTAAGATCAAAGTCAGTTAAGCCTGATGCTTGTAACATCTGGTCTTTTGTCTGCAACGCAAAATCCAGAATTTGTTCATTTCCTGTTTTTTCATACCCATCTCTCGCCTTGTGAAAAACGTCTATAATCTGATCCTTTACTTCATCCCTTTTCTGTCTCCACAATTTGGACTTCTGAATCTCAGCTTTTTTCATTGCTTCCGCTTCCTCGTTGCTGGCAATGTCAAATTTCTTTCCTGGAATCAACGGATTTAAATAAATTTGTGAGAGTGAACGGAAGACCTTTCCAATGGGGCCTGTCACAGCCTTCATTCTTTCCTGGTTCTTTCTTATAATTCTTTCCGCTTCACTTATGGGAACATCACCGTCAGTCTTCGCTGAAAACTGCGTGTCCGCCGGTGCCTGATATCCTGCCGGAATTTCCCCCGTTAACCAACTTTGCGCCATTACTGATTCCCCATTAGAATGTTAAAACCTTGGTCAAATTTATCCCTTATGTTTTCCACGGTTCCTTTTTGCTCTTTGTCCTGTCCAATCACTTCGTTTTGAAGCTGTATCTCTCCGTCCTGTTCCCACTGATTAAATGTATAGAAAGTTAATTCCGGAAGATCCTGCATTCCAGGCACTTGTGATTTTAGCGTATAGTATTTATTCGCAAATTCTCTAATTTTTTTAACACTCCACATATGATTATCGGTTCCAGGAATTTTTCCTCCATCAAATTCTTTGATGTAACGAAGACCCTCCACATAGTGTTTGGATTGCGGGTTAACTTTATCCGGATTATTGGTTATCCCGGCATTTCTGTATGCAGTATCAATTTTTTCATACATTTCATTTATGATGCCAACATGCGCTGTAAGGACAGCCGTTCTGTTGGCTTTTGGATCCGTTCCTATGCCGACAAACCTGGCGTCTTTCATGGAACCTTGAAGAACATCCGCCAGCATACGTCCAGTTGGCTGACGCGATCTTGCGTAACCAATACCAATTGTTCGTGAAATAAGATCCTGTTGACCAAGAACTTCAGCGTTGAAAAATTTATCAAAACCATCCTTAACCATGTAAGTGCGAATTCCGTTTTCATGTACAAGTCTTGTGTCTCTACTTTTTGATATCACGCCACCAGAGTTCATTCCTAAATCATTGTTCCAGTCAATAAACACCGGAATAGATTGGCCACCCATATTCATTGTACTGTTTGAGCTCCTATTGGTAAGTCCCCCATAAGATTGTCCTTCCGCATCTGTCCATCCAGTTTCAAATTCATCTCTCGCACTAAGCAATCCTTTAGCCATTGTACTTTCCCATTCAGGAAAATCCCCAGTGAAAACGGCAATGGAATCCTTAATGGTTGATATACCACCAAGTCCTTTTTCGGCAAGATATCCAGAAGCACCCATAAGTTCAGGGAAATCAATTAACGTGGTCAAGTAAGGAACTCCCACATCAAGAATATCTCCCATGTAACCACCTGTTTGTTGGAAAGCGTCTCTGCTTGTATCACTGATAAGCGGTCCTTTATCTCCTTCCGGGACTGAAGCCTGGAAAATTCCTGCTGTTGAAGGATCCTGTGGGGATCCAAAATAATATTTAGGACGGTTGAATGCTTCAAAATAAGCGTTGTCTTCCGCCATTGCGTTTCTAAATTCATCACTGTTTAATTGGTACATTTTTGCCGGCTTCGTGCCGCTTGCATACCAGTCTCCGCTTTCATTCTGTTTCCAATCAATTTCCGCCACCATGTAAGGTGAACCACTTGGACGCGCATCTTTCATTTTATCCATGTACATCTGCAGTGCGGCGGTCGCAAGTGACTGTTTTTTCTCTTCGCTTAACGCCCCAAGCTTCATGAGCTGTGGTGCAATTTCCGCTCCTGCCTGTCCGGCTGCCTGAAGAAATCCTTCAATTCCCTGCTTTGTTGTCTTTGCGTTCATAAGGGACGTACCCAGCTGCATCAAAAGTGACGCGCCAATCATGGGATCACGCTTGCCCATAATTCCCTGAAGGAATCCCATGTATTGCTTTATGTCGCTAAGGTCATCCGGTTCCAGTTCCATCATTCCCTCTAAAGCCTTATTGTTGACGTTGATATTGTCAGAAAATGATGAGGTAACAGTCTCGTTTAATTCCTCGTTGGAAACTGTTTCCTCTAAATGTGAATAATCTAAAAGATTACCGGTTCCTGAAATCATTTCCCCTTTGTTCTTTTCATGCTTATTTATATGCTTGTTCATGTCAACAACATTTCCGGATTCGGCCTCATCGTTGGTTATTGGGGTATTGAAATTTTCAACATCATCACTTCCACTTGTTGCCACAGCCTTGTGGTCAGCGGTGTCTTCATTTTCTTGTTTTAGGTCACTAATTATTTCAGGGAGCTGATTACCTAAATAATCATCCCCCATGAAGCTTCTATCTTTTATTAAGTTTTCTTTTAAATTTTCAAGAACCTCATTCTTTATGGTCTTTTGCGGCAAGGAGTCTTCCATCACCCATTGGTCTGCATTTTTAATGTCTTTTGTCTCTAGCTCATTTATAGTCTTTTCC